CGCAACAGACCACACTTGCACAAACTTTATTTTGCTGTAAACTAGTAAACGTAGTACTTTCCTAATCATCTGAAAGGGGTTCCAAAATGACAGAAGCATCATTCGACTTTAGAAACGTCACTCGCATCGAGATCGGCGAGGTGTTCCGCAGCGAAGACAAGATGAACAGCTACCGTGTCATTCGCATACAGGGCGAACACAAGCAGTGCATTGAAATTACTGTAAATAGCAATGAATACAGTATTCCCGTCATCATAGGGGAGGAATAATCATGTCCGACTTTTCACCAGAAACAAGGGCCAGTGCGATCTGGGCCACAGACGCAGGGCAGATAGCAGCAGGCAGGGCAGGCGATGTATTTATGCTTAAAACCGGCCAGAAAGAGCCTGACGACCTTTCTGATAACGAAGCAGTGCAGATGGGTACCTTGCTTCAGGAACCGATTATGCGTGCCGCAGCAGGGCGTTGGGGGCTAGAGTTCAGAGAGGCTGACTATGCGCTACGCCATCCTAAGCACGATTGGATGGCCTCGCACTTCGACTACATTAGCGCCGATGGTAAGACGCTCTATGAGGTTAAGAACCTTGGCACCCACCAGCGTAAGCATTACGGCGACAACGGCACAGAGCAGATTAGTGACCGTTACAGAGCGCAATGTATGCATGAGCTTGTTGTTCATCAAGTCGAGAGCGTTGAATTGATCGTTCTTTTTGGGGGCCAAGAGCTTTGCAGGTTTCCGCAGACCGTCACAGAGCTAGAGCAAGAAGCGCATATCCGAGCTATGGCTGAGTTCTGGGCACAGTGCCAGACCCGTTCATTCAACCCAGAAACGATGGCTGACGTTGTTAAGGACGTTTATAAGGTAGACGACGGTTCTAGTATCGTGGCCAATGCCAGCATCGAGCAGGCTTGCATCCAGTTGCAGCAGTTGAAGGCCAAGATGAAGGAGCTTGAGGAGGCTGAAGACGGGCTGAAAGAGTTTATCCAGTCATGGATGAAGGAAAAGGCCACCGTGACAGCCTTTGATGGTTCTATCCTTGCCACATGGAAGACTGCCAAGCCTAGTAAGCGGTTTAGTGCAGAGCTTCTAAAGTCAGCCATGCCGCAGATTTATGAGCAGTTTGTTATAGAGCAACCCGGTTCACGCCGGTTCCTAATCAAGTGAGGACGATATGCCATACAAAGATCTAGACAAGAGAAGAGAAGCTCAAAGGCGTTACAGAGAGAAAAATAAAGAAAAAATCAAATTAGCAAACGCCGCCTATCGAGAGCGCAATAAAGAGGCAATTCTTGAGCGTGGAAGAAAGCACTACCACGCCAATAAAGAGTATCACAAGCGTTATCGTGAGGAGAATCAAGAAAAACGATTGGCTTATTTCAAGGAGTGGTACAAAAACAATCGGGAATATTCAATGGCAAAAAGCCTTGAGTGGGCAAAAAACAATCGAGAGCGATCAAGGCAACTTAAACAAAAATCTGCTGCAATACATTCTGCAAAAACAAAACAAAGGCATTCAGATTATAGAAGTAATTTGCACCGCACTTATGTTGCTCGTGTTATTTCAAGGCACTCAAGCCTAGCTTTTGCTGATATTCCACTTGGGCTAATTGAGGCCAAGACAGCCCACATAAAGTTAATTCGTGCATTAAAAGGAGTTTCAAAATGAAAAATGTAGATCAAGTGCGTGATCGTTTATCAACTATTTTTGACCAGTTAGAGTCTGGCGAGATTGATGCCAAGAAAGCTGCGGAGTTTGCCAACCTCGCAGGCAAGATGATTAACTCCGCTAAGGTGCAGGTTGAATACTATGCACTCAAAAAAGAAGTACCGAGCATTAGCTTTTTAGATTCTCAATCCTAATTGAAGGGGAATATTATGACCAATGTAGTCAGCATGAAAGAAGGGGCGATTCTTGACCCCAAAGTGATCGAATCCATTGTGATGAATGGCGATCTAAGCAAGCTACAGCCAGCACAGAAAGTGGCCTATTACAACTATAGGTGCAGTCAGGCAGGGCTAGACCCCGCTGCGAAGCCATTTGACTTGCTCAAACTCAATGGGAAGGAAATCTTATATGCCAACGCACAATGCACTCAGCAACTGTGTGCTATCCATAAACTTAGCACCCAAGTCACGCATCGAGAAAAGATGGATGACATATACCTTGTCAGCGTCAGAGTTACGGGGGCTGACGGTAGACTTTCTGAAAACCAAGGGGCAGTGGCAATTGCACACCTCAAAGGGGACGCCCTTGCCAATGCAGTCCTCAAAGCGACCACGAAAGCGATTAGGCGTGCAGTCCTCGCCCACTGTGGCCTCGGGATGCTCGACGAAACGGAAGCCGAAACAATCCCAAACGCAAGAATGGAACCAATGGTTCAAGTTTCAACAGAAGCCGCCCCGTCAATTAGTGAAATCCTTGCAAAGCCTGCCGACGGCATTGCTCTGATGGTGCCGGGTACTGATGAACCCTATGCCCACTATGAAACGATGGACAAGTGGGCAGACGCTTTCCTAACCATGTTCGACAAGATTGCAGCCAATAAGAAGATGGACGCAGGCACCAAGCTGCTCAAGATGTCTGACTTTGAGAAATGTAATACCAAGACCGTTCACGAACTCGCTAGGAACCATGAAGGCCTATATTCGGTTTTTTCTGGTGGCGTGGGCAGTGCGAGAGCTTTGGTCAGTGAAGAAGCAAAAAAGCAGTAGAGCCAGTCAACGGTACACGCTACAGTCAGTCAGAGCTGATCCTTCGCTACATGGATAAGGGCCACACTCTGACTGCACTGGAAGCCTTGCAGATGATGGGCGTGTTTAGGCTGGCGGCACGCATAGAGGATTTGCGCAGGAAGGGTCACAACATCGTGACTGAAGAAGTACAGGAGGGCAATAAGACGTTTGCCCGTTATCACTTAATGAAAGGAGTTGGACATGGCGTATGAAAGACCACCGGGCACAGGTGCCCTATTTGGACAGAGCAAACCTGATGGCGGCAAGGGGCCAGATTGGAAGGGGGAGCTGTTGCTTGACCAAGATTACAAGAAAGGCGACACGCTCAAGATGGCAGGCTGGATCAAGCAGACCGCTAGAGGGCCGCTAATCAGCATTAAAGAGGACACTTGGAAGCCAGACCCCAACTACAAACAAAACCAGCAGCCAACGCCTTCTAAGAACTTCGATGATCTTGATTCAGACGTGCCGTTCTGATGTCTAAACTTGCACGGGATAGAGGGGCGAACTACGAGCGAGAGGTTGCCGCAGCCGTCTTTGATGCGACTGGCATCAAGATCAAGCGCAACCTTCAGCAGTACCAGACCGCCGAGTTAGGCGATTTGGAGCTTGGCCCCTTTCTCATTGAGTGCAAGCGCAGACGCAAGGTAGCGGTCTACGAATGGATGGAGCAGGCCGACAAAGCATGTGACGCAGATCACATTCCCGTTGTTATTTTCAGGGGGGATGGCAAGAAGTCGATGGCTATGTTCCACCTAGAGGACGCATTGAAGTTGATGGGGAATGAATTAACCCCACCTGAGCCAGAGCAGGGAGTTCCCGCAAAAGGAACAGATTAGGACGTTGCCGGGGGGCAGCGATTCTGGCACCCCCCACCTAACCGAGAGAGGATGACATGCCACGCAAGAAGAAAGAAGCAGCACCCGAGTTACCAGCGATTAGAGTGCAGGTTGCCACGCCGATGTATGGCGGCCAATGCACGGGGGTCTATGTCCAGTCATTGCTTGAGCTATCGGGGATGCTCACGTCGCAGGGCATACGACTGACATGCGCCTTCATGTTTAATGAGAGCCTTATTACACGGGCACGCAATAATCTTGCTGACCAGTTCTTGCAGACCGATAACACGCACTTGCTCTTCATCGACGCAGACATGAAGTTTAGAGCCATCGACATTCTCAACATGATTCTGGCCGACAAGGACATTATTGTGGGTATTTGTCCTAAGAAAGAGATCAACTGGAATAGCGTGCGTGAAGCAGCCTTGGCAGGGCAAGAGAACCTTGGCAAGTTCACGGGTAGCTTTGTCGTGAACCTTAAGGAAAACACAGCGCATATCTCGGTG